CTACCCAGGAAGAAGAAGGTATGACGAATGAAAATGTTACCAGACTTCAAGAACTTCTTCAATACTATCCAGAGAATAAGGATCTAAGTATAGACGGTCAATATGGTGATGCTACTGTTAAAGCCGTGAATTCATTTTTTGATAACTACTATTGGACACCAGAAAGAAGGCTTGAAGAAGCCAAGGATAGATATGGTGAAAAGTATATCATGCAGTCAGAAATGGACGCTATGATGGAAGCTGCTCCAGATACGACTGATAAAAGGGAGTATTAAAGGGACTAAAGTGCCAGTGCTAAAATGCAACGGTGATTGTATGTGTGCAAGTCCGACACTTGTTGGATAGTTAAGGGCCAGGTGGAGGCTACCATGTCCCTTTTTTGTTTATAACTTATACTTTTTGACTTATAAACCTTATTTTTTGTATTATAAGGTACCATAAATGGCGAATTTTAACACAAAAGTCGTTTCAAAAGCTGAAGAAGAGCTTAAACTCGCATATGAGGACTTAATAGCATTTGGTAAGTTATTTCTACCAGATGACTTTACACGTAGTGAAACACCATTTTTTCATTATGAAGTGGCAGATGCAGTTGATAACAGGGACATCAGGCAGCTGGCTGTAATTCTCCCTAGAGGACATGGAAAGACAGTACTCACCAAGTGCAGCATTCTTCATGACTTCCTTTTTACTAAGGAACCTTTATTCTATGGTTGGGTGGCAGCAAGTTCCAAAATATCTGTGCCTAACCTTGATTATATCAAGTATCACATTGAATATAATGATAAAGTAAAGTATTACTTTGGTGATTTAAAAGGAAGGAAGTGGACTGAAGATGATATTGAACTTAACAATAACTGTAAACTTATATCAAAATCTAACCTTTCGGGTATAAGAGGTGGAGCGAAACTCCATAAGAGATACGATCTCATTGTACTGGATGATTTTGAGGACGAGAATAATACTATTACGCCTGAGAGTCGCTCGAAAATATCAAACCTTGTTACAGCGGTTGTCTTTCCTGCTTTGGAGCCGAAAACGGGAAGATTAAGGATCAATGGCACCCCAGTGCATTATGATTCATTTATACAGAAGATCCTCGTTGGATATCAGCAATCATTAAGGAAAGCGGAAAGATTTAGCTGGCATGTCATAACTTATAAGGCATTACAGGAAGATGGTACTCCTCTCTGGCCAGATTGGTTTGGAATGAAGGAGATGAACAGAAAAAAGAAATTTTATCAGGACTCAGGTACTCCACAGAAGTTTTATCAAGAGTATATGATGGAAGTACAGAGTGCTGAAGATGCAATATTTACCAGAGATCACATTAAATACTGGGATGGCAAGTTCTATGTAGATAAAGATACTGGTCTTTCATTTATAGATGCAAACGACCAAGGCTACCAACCCTGCAGTGTATTTGTTGGTGTGGATCCTGCAACTGATTCAGCAAGACGGGATTCCGACTTCTCTGTCATTATTGCTGTAGCAGTGACTCCAGACAACAATATATATGTTCTTGACTACATCAGGAAACAGTCCATCCCAGTATTAGGTATACCTGGAGAGAATAAACTTGGAATTGTAGATTACATGTTCCAGTACGCAAAAAGTTATAAGCCTAACCTCTTCACAGTTGAAGATACTACTATGAGTAAGCCTATATTTCAGGCACTTAACTCGGAGATGAGAAGGAGAAATGACTTCTCTATCGGATACAAGGCTGAAAAACCAGGCACCAGGATGAGTAAAAGAGACCGAATACAGGAAATACTGGCTCAAAGGTTCTCTATCGGGCAGATACATCTCAAGAAAATGCAATATGATCTGCATAGGGAAATAACAACCTTTGGCCCAAGAATGGCACACGATGATACTATAGATGCACTTGCATATGCCTGCAAATTCGCTCATCCACCATTAGCTGCAGGTAAAGATAAAGAAGGCAAATGGTATAAGAAGAAGCCTAAAGCAAAAGATTGGGTGGTAGCGTAATGCCATCCATAATTACAACCACAGACTTATCCGTAGAAGATAAGAGTGAACTAAAAACAGGAAATACAAGAAGGAGGCATGATATGCCAGCAGAATGTGTAGCTAGACATATAGCACAAGGAAAATCACCAGAAGAAGCTCATAGACTTTGTTACAAAGGTAATAAAGCTACTCCAGGCGCAGCACCAGCAGGAAAAGCACCAATAGGGAAAGCACCTGCATCTCGAGGAATTAAAAAGCCTGGTTACTAATGGCTGGTAAGAAAAGATGGATTCAGAAAGCCTTTAAGGGGATAAAGAAAAGAGGCACTGAAGGAGTATGCTCTGGAGATAAATTTGGAGGGGCATCGTGTCCTCCAGGATCAAAGAGATACAATATGGCTAAAACTTTAAGAAAAATGAGTAAAAAGAAGTAATGGCCCAGAAGAGAATGGATATATTTGGTCATGACAAACGTGACCGTGCGCCAATGAAAGCTCCTAAAGATGCATATCATATATGACCGCTAGAAGGAACTCCTCACCCAGTTAGGGAGAGTCATAAAAAAAAGAAAGCTAAAAATTAATGGCTAGACGTCCAAAAGATGAAAAGATTGAAGATAGTATAGTTAATGAATGGAATAGAGAGGAATCTGAAGTTTTAATTCCAGCTGGTAAGAATATATTTGGTAAACCTACAGAACCAATGACTCAGGAAGATTTGATGATGGCTGTAGCAGGATATGTTAGTCCATTTTCAACTTTAAAGGCTGCAAAGTCTTATTTTAATTTAGTTGGAGGTCTGAAGGGGTGGAGAGGATATGAACTTCCATCTTGGTTTAGTAAGGGACAGGCTACTCAGATAATAGAAAAAGTATCAAGAGTGACTGGTGTACCAAAAGGAAAACTATTAAAGTTTGCGGAACAAAAAATATCTGGAGCTAAGCCTGCTATAAAAGAAAATAGACAAATTGTTTCAAAAGTAATGAAAGAGAGGGGATTAAAAGATTGGAAAGGATCAAAACCTCCTCATGGTAGAATATTTGGAGGCTGGAAAGGCGGAATAAAGTATGATATTAAAAATACTGTTAATGACAAAGATATGTCTAGATTTCTCAATGAAGCGATACAGGATGCAACTAAGAGGTAATAATGGCTAAGAAGAAAAAAGTAGATCAGATAAGGGAATTATATAACCTATCCAGCAACTGGACACGTAGTCAATGGCAGTTCATAAACCAGAAAGGATATGAATTTGCTCATGATGAACAGTTATCTTTTGACGAGAAAACTGCATTACAGGATCAGGGTATGCCTACATTTACAATTAACAGGATATTGCCTGTAGTTGAAATGCTTAATTTTTATGCTACTGCTAATAATCCTAGATGGCAGGCTATTGGGGTTGAAGGCAGTGATTCAGATGTGGCAGCAGTATTTTCAGATCTTTCTGATTATATTTGGAGTTTATCTGACGGTACAGCTTTGTATTCTAATGCAATAAATGATGCTATCTGTAAATCAATTGGATATATACTGGTTACTGTTGATACAGATATGGATAATGGTATGGGGGAAGTTGTATTACAGCAGCCAGAACCATTTGATATATATGTAGATCCGAAGTCCAGGGATATGATGTTCAGGGATGCATCTTACGTCCTGATAAGAAAGGTTCTTCCGAAAAGTCATGTTGCAAAGCTTTTTCCAAAGTATAAACGCAAGATTAGCAGTGCATCTTCTCTAGAAGGTCACGGATCCTATTCAGAGAGAGCACTTTCCGATAGAGAGCAGAAACTTTTCTTAAGAGATGACTCTAATGCCGAAGATATGGGAGTGGACTCAGCTGGAGAGCATGAACCGACATTAGAGCTGTTTGAACTCTACGAAAAGATTAAGATATCTTATATGAATGTATTTTATAGGATACCTCCTAATAAAGAACAACTGAAAGCTATTCAGCAGCAGGTACAAGTAAAAATGAAGGAAATGGCCGCTGAGATGGAAGTTGAACTTATGGAACAGCAGAAGCAGATGCAGCAAGCTGTTCAAGAAGGTAAGATGATTCCTGAAAGATTTGAACTGGAAATGAAAAAGGCCCAGCAAATGATGCAGGATCAGCTTCAGGCAGCTGAACAGCAGTATATGAGCCAATTGCAGGCAGAAGCATCAAGGATTGAGAATAAAGTTGTTTCAGAGAAGGAATATAAAATATTACTTAAGGATAAAACTTTTCAGGAAGCTGTTGTTGATGCTGTACAGTTTTATGGTACCAGGATTAAACAGACAATATGTGCAGGGGATAAACTGTTGTACGAAGTTGTATATCCAGAAAATGTAGTTGATTATCCGTTAATTCCATTTCATTATAAGTGGACTGGTACTCCTTATCCAGTATCTGCAGTTGGCCCTTTGGTAGGAAAGCAGAAAGAAATAAACAAATCTCACCAGATAATGGTACACAATGCATCTTTAGGTTCTTCCTTAAGATGGCTTTATGAAGAAGGTTCTATTGATCCAGATCAATGGGAGAAGTATTCTTCTTCACCTGGAGCATTACTTTCAGTAAGACCTGGATCTGAAAGACCAACTCCAATTATGCCAGCACCTTTATCAAATGCGTTTTTTAGTGTAGTACAGGAAGCCAAGCAGGATATGGAATATCTTGCTGGTATTTATTCATCAATGCAGGGCGATACACAACAACAGCATGAAACATTCAGGGGTATGCTTGCTCTTGATGAGTATGGGACAAGAAGAATTAAGCAGTGGATGAAGCATTCTATAGAACCAGCTTTAAGACAGTTGGGAAAAGTTATTATGCAGATATCTCAATCTGTATATACGGCTAATAAGAGATTCAGGATTATACAGCCCTCTGCTATACAAGAAGAACGTGAACAAGAAATTAATATTCCAATTTATAATGATATGGGTAGGGCAATCGGCAAATCAATGGATTATTCCTCTGCTAAGTTTGATGTAAGAATTGTAGCTGGTTCAACACTGCCAGTAAACAGGTGGGCATATCTAGCTGAGTTAAAAGAACTTCTGCAGTTTGGTGTTGTAGATGATATTGCTGTTCTTGCTGAAACAGATATACGTAATAAAGAACAAATAGCAAAGCGTAAGAGTCTATACTCTCAGTTACAGGGCCAGTTAGGACAATTGCAGGAATCATTGAAAGACAAGGAGGGGACTATCGAAACTCTGGAAAGACAGTTGGTACAAGCTGGCATTAAAGG